ATCGCGTTATCGTAAGTTGTAGCCCTTAACTTATCTTCGCCCGGTTCGTAGGATGTCATTATTCTTCATCCTCCTTAGATTTTTTCTTCTTAACTGGTTTCTCTGCTCGAGCCTGTGCCTCTGCTCTATCTCTTGCGCTTTCTTCTGGGTTCATTATGCAAAAACCTCCACATTGATTGTTTCCCCTGTTGCCGCTGTTTCTCTTGCAATTCCCACTATTACGGATAAAGAAGCTGTTAAATCTGCGTCAGTGCATTGCATTACCATATTCCCCGGTGCGGCTGTCTTAACATAATAATTCGCTAGAATTGCCCCCGAAGCTAACAATTCATACATTGCCCCTTTGTCTGCTGTTACCGAAGTATCAGTATTGAAATCTGTATCAGTAGACTCATTAACGTCCGCGTGAGCGAAACCACAAAACGCGTCTCCTGTTCCCGTAGAAGCCGTAGCTGTGTGAGGGTCTGCGTTCTTCAAATAAGTTCCCTTTGCAATTCCTGTTGATGTTGCACAAGTATACCTTCTTGACACTAGAATTTTATTATCCCTTAGTACTGCTTCATTAGCCATAACTTAACTAGAAATGAATATTATTTAAATGTTTCTATTACTAGGAAATCTTACCCGCCCTACTAAATAGGCGGTCAGTTTCCGATATTTAGTCTTTTTTGAATTTCCCCTCTCTCCAAAATTGAAAGGTTTTGACTATAACACCAACAACAATAATACCAAGTAACCACAATCGCATCTCTAAATCGCTCATAATAGCTCTTGAGTGAATTGACCCATTTCTCCAATAACATCATTTTTAATCCCTATAACATGAATTGACACTCCGGGAATTATACAATTTGCTCCCCCTCTTTCGAATTCTGCCGTTGTGAATGTTGGCGGAATTTCCTCCGCTTTCTTTAATATTTTCTTAGGAATTTTCTTTGCTCCAAATACCTTTCTCATTGTGAAGTGTCTTGTGTTTAATCCAATCTTACCGAAGCCGTATTGTTTATTATCAGTAATCCCAAGAAAAGAACAAACCTCTGCTAATGCTTCTTTAGGAAAAATATATTCAAATGCCCCTAACACCGAAGGTCTTAACGCTCCCTGCACTAAAATCATTTCTTCTTTTTCAGTCTCCTTATTTATTCTCCGGAATTTCCAAAACGCTCCCTGCACTAAAGATTTCCATAATTCAACTTGTTCAAATTTTCCTCTGGCGTATAGATATAAGTGCATTCTATTTCTTCTTCATCTCTTTAGTTATCTCTTTTCCAAACCTTTTATCAAATGCTTTAAAGTAATGTTTGTTTAGAATTTCATAATCTTTTTTACTTCTTAATTTTCTTTTTATTTTATATCCATCAAGAAATCCTGCTTTGTATAGTTCAATAAATGCCTTTCCCTCGTCGAGAACTTTCTTTTTATTATCTAAAAGCATTGGCAATCTCCTCCCCTTCCTTCTTTGCCTTTTCCTCTAATTGTTCGTCTTCTGTTAATTGCGGTTGTCCCGCCACAGACTTACCGCCTAACGCGATTTTAGCCTTTAATTGTTCTCCTCTCAATAGTTCTGCCTCAACCTTATCATTAGCCGTTTTAAGCTCTTCATAGTTTTTAGTAACCTCTTCAACAGGCGAAGAATTTGTCTCACTAGTAGAATTATCTTTGTCTCCTTCTGGTTCAGTTGGATTTGTAGTTTCGTTTTCATCTGTCATGTAGTACTAACTTACTTAGTCTTTAAATACTTATTGGTTTCTAAGAATTCGGTTTCTATTTTCCTCTAGGGCTAATTCCGCCGCGTCTGCATTTGCTAAAATAATCTTACGGAACGGCCACAATAGGGGGTTTAGTATTGTTGCTGTTCTTATAAAATTTCTTCCCTGTTCTACAAAAGCCGCCCCTTCATCAAATTTCGTTAATGCTTCATCTGCACTTAATTTTCCGAATGTTACATCTTCCGCTAAGTCTCTCCCATAAATAGACATAGTTCCTATAATATTATCCGACGCTAACCATGTCATAATTCCCGAGAAGGTTACTACTCCCCCTACATATTTCCCTACTGTGGAAGTCATGACCTTTCCAAACCCCTTAGATAAGATATTTATTCCTTTTCCTGCCCCAGTTAGTAAACTTGGAGAAGCGCCTAATACTGCATTTCCTGCAAGAAATTGTTGATATTTTGGTAACTCTCCAAAAGGAATTCTTCCCTCTCTTCTTGCGTTTGCCTCTGCGATTTTTGCAGTAGTTCCTATAGGCATTTGAATTTCCTTAACATTTCCTAATTCGTCAGTGTGAGTTATTGTTTCAGTGTCAATAGTTGTTTTTTCTTCTTCTCTTACTTTTGTCATTCCTCCTGTAACTTCTTCATTATTCTTTACAATCTCATTTAAGACTTTAGCCATTTCACTTTGTTTAGGTTCCTCTTTTATTGCGCCTGCTTCAATTAACTCCTCTTTTGTTCTTGCCTTACGACCTCCTGCCGCGATTATCTGCGCTCCTTCTTTTTCATCTCGATATTCTTTAGAACTTACCTCTCTACTTCCTATTTGTTTTTTAGGACCTTTAACATTATTTGCAGTTCCTTCTCTTGTTGCCTTTTGTTGCGCTTGAACTTTTGCAGTTTTCTCTAAAGATTTCTTTCTTTCTGTCTCCTTCTTTGTAGACCTATCTTTTCTTTTTTGTGAAACCATTTAGAATTTATCTCTTATTGCTTTAGTTAGTTCTTTGATTGCTTGGGTTACATCCTTCTGAAATTTGTATCTATCAACTATTAGCGACGCTGTCCATAATCCTAAAATCCCATATTGGAGTAAGTAGTCCTCTATCATTGTCCTTGCCCCGCTGTTGTTTCACTCGCGTCAATATTCTGTGCTCCATCTTTTTTATTATCACTCAATAGTTCATTCTCAAGACTTGCTGGGAATTCTAGTTCTATACTTAATCCTAATTGTCTCCCTACTTGTTCCTCTATGAATAGTTGTTCTTCCTCGATATTTTGTTGGAAAGCCAAATAAGCAATCTTTGCGGAAGCCTCGGTGAATTCCCCAGAACCACCTAAGATTATTTGGGGAACACCTACCGCTTCATAGAAAAAGTCTCCCTGCGCTTCAATCCATGCCTTAGGGTCTAGGGTTGCATTAGGTGCTACTGTTACTAATTCACTCTCCGAGACGTCAAAAGGTTCGTAAATGTTTTGTGTTTTTGTAGAGGTTACTGCGTCCATCTTCGCCTTATACGCCGCTATTTCTACTGGGTCATCTGTCTTTAATTTAAACTTCCAACGAGGAAATACGTTATTATGCATAACTGTTTTATAATCGTCAATCGCTTCATTACGAGCCAAGATGATATTTTCGACAGCGTCGATAACACTAACTCCATGAACTTGGTCGGCTATTCTATTTCGTGCAAGATGGAATATTTCCTCTGGTTTGAAAACCTCGTCCGCTTCCTTTTCTGTTGTCGAGACTTTGTATTTTGTTAACATTCCCTTTTTATTTGTAACTATTTTCACTTTCCCCGGATTGAGAGGTTTGATATTTATTAGATTTTCTTTATCATCTCTAATTATTTCTGCGAATGCGTCGCCCCCTATGTAATAAGTTCTAATCATATTTTCGAGGATTGTATTAAATGTGTCTAGTCCGTTCCCGTTTATACTATCACAAATGAATGTCGTTTGAGGGTCTGCCTTAAATCCCTTTCCTATTGTCCATGTTGCTTTGGCGTTTATCGTCGCTGTTATTTCTGCAATTTGATTAAAGTAGCCATATTGTTGTCGCCATTTTGTATTATTCCATTCAGTCTCTTTTTGGCTTGTTGTTCCGTCTGTGTCTTCCGAGTCTACTGAAAAATCATCAATTACATTATCATCGCTTCCTGCGACCATCGAGTCTATTCTGTTGTCTCCCATCTTATAAGTCCACCCTCACTGGAAGTTCTAAACTTAATCTTGAACATGGGACGCTTTCCTCTGGATGAGCTGTACTAAACTTCATAAAAACTCCTGCATTAGAGGGGTCGTGCATTATTGTTATTGCTCTAGTTGCTCCGGGGTTTGAGGTTGTTATATTTAATCTTAATTTTACTCCGGGTGAAAAAGAGGTTTTAGGCATATCTACACTAAAACAAAAGAAAGACATTTGAACGTTTGCGCTTCCCGTTACTGCGTTACAACTTCTTGATAAGGTTGCTGTTGCGGTTGTTCCGATTTGTGTTTCCGCCCCCCAACTGCCACCTTATAGATTATTCCCGTTACATCCGAAGCTACTGTTAAAACACTTCCACTGGTAGTTGAGTGAGCTAAGGGAGATGTTACGCTTAGAGTTCCTTCTACTACTATTGTTTTAGTAAATTCTAAATCGAAGTCTAGGTCTCCTGCTCCATTATAAAATGCAGAA